AGTTTATGAAGGTCAAGGAACAAACAGCCAAATTTATGTGACTTCAAAAGCAACTATTACCTTTGGTAATGGCGACTATAACTGGTGGGATTTTCCAGCAGGAGCACATATCTCAGTCTTTGGTAGCGACTTTCAAAGTGCTGGACCTAACTCATCTACGGTAGTAAAGACTACTGAAACTACTCTAGAAGTCGACTGGAATCTTCACAAGTTTGCGGAACCAAATAGCCCTATTACAAATGTAAATTGGAAAATGACAGTCAATCCAACAACAGGGGAATGGACTGGTGTTGGAACCGTTGCGGGAAACACAACACAACTGCATAACGGACCACGTATTGGTGTTCGTGAAGCAGCAGGTCAAGAAGTAAAGCCCATGACCAATGTAACTAACGAAACTTTAACGGCTCAAATTGAAAGCCAAACAGCGGTAGTTGTTGATAAGACAGAAGTTAAAGCAGCAGAAGTTGCAGTACTTACAACTCTTACAGAAGAGAAACAAGTAGCAGTGCAAGAACTTGCATCAACTCAGTCCATATTAACAACAGAGACTCAAACATTAACGAACCTCCAAACTAGTAAAGAAGTAGCAGTTGCTACGGCGAGTACATTAGCAGATGTAGCGGTTGCTAAAGCAGAAGTTGCTACTTCCACAGTCGCTTCTGTCGTTGCCGTAATTGCTTCAGTTCAGCAGTCCCAAGTCGTTGTGCCCACTCCGACTCCCACTCCCGAACCAACACCAGAGCCACAACCACTCCCACAACCACAGCCAGAGCCAACCCCGCAACCAAACCCACAACCAACCCCAGAACAAATTCCATCAGAACCTACTCCTCCCAATCCAACTCCGACTCCAGAGCCTGAGCCAACCCCTGAAGTAGAACCACAACCCCAACCAGAGGTCCAGCCAGAACCAGAACCAGAGCCAGAGCCTTCCACCGAACCTTCACCTGAACCTACCCCTGAACCTGATACAGAACAACCATCACAACCCACAGAAGAGGAATCACAACCATCAGAGCCTTCAGAAGACGCTGAAACCCCTTCGGAAGAAACATCCACTGATGACGAACAAACGCCAGTAGAAACAGAAACACCAGACTCACAAGAGCCAGTGCAAGAAAATCAGTCTGAAGAATCACAAGAACCTCCTGTAGATAATATTGAGGAAGAGCCTACACCAGAACAGGTCGTAGAGGAAGCATTGTCAGACGGAGTTTTAACAGAAGAGGAAAAAACGGAAATTGCTGACTCTTTGATTGAGGAGGCTAACGGAGAAGCCCTTTCTTCAGAAGCAATTGAAGAAGCAGGATTAACTTACGAAGACTTACCTCCAGAAACACCTGTTGATGTTAGAACTGACGAAAACGGAAATGCTGTCATAATTACAGCAGAGGTTGCTGCAGCATTGGTGTTACTAGAAAACCCTGCAGAACTACTTGGTGCAATATTTGAAGACCCAGGTCAAGTGTTAATGGCTTTGGGCAGTATTGGGGCTGATATGTCTCCAGAAGAACGAGAAGAAGCAACCGACATGGTTGTTGCAACTGTTGTTGCAGCAGGTGCTGCGATGAACGCTGTTGGTGCTGCAGCAGGGGCTGCTGGAAGTTCAACAGGCGGTTCAACAGGTGGGGGCGGTAGTTCTGGTGGTGGAGGCCCATCAGGTGATAGTAGAGGCGTTAGGAGACGTAAGCCGTGAAACTAATAAAAGATATGGTTGACCAATTATGGACGCTTTTGGGCATGTTTATTGCCTGGGTAGTTCTAGATGGTTCAGCAAAGACAATTGTAGGTTACGCAATTATCGGAACTTTAGTGGCTTGGGCCATTACTTACCCGTTAAGAAACCGCGAAGACGATTAAACTTATTACTGTGCAAATTTCAGCACATAAGGAGATATAAATGAACAAAGCAATGATTGAGTCCTATGTTCGCAATTTACTTGGACAAATTTTTGGAGCAATTGTTATTGTCGCTCAAACAAGCGGCATTGCAAGCCCAACAGAATTTGGTGCAAGTGAATGGCTTCTTGTTGCCAACTCACTTTGGGCTTCACTTGTACCAGTAGCACTTCGCTACATTAACAAGCAAGACCCAGCATTTGGACGAGTTGCAGAAGTTGCTTCTAAGGAAGTTTCAAAGAAACTTGCAAAAGCAGCAGCATCAAAAAAAGTTACTAAGAAGTAACTAGTACTTAAGTCGTATAAGTAGGAAACCTAGATATGTCAAAACTTGAGATGTGGTCCATAACAATTGGCATTGTCTTAGGAGGTTCTGCCATTCTAGGTTTCCTACTTAAAAGAGCATCTATGATGTTTAAAACTTGGGCAAAGTTCATACGAGATTGGGAAGGGGAGCAAGCCACGGAAGGTAGAGATGCTGTTCCAGGGGTTATGGAAAGAATCAATCGTCTAGATGGAGAATTAAGCCATAATGGTGGAAATTCTCTAAAGGACATAGTTTTTCGTATAGCAGTTCGTCAAGACCATTTAGAGCGTAAATTAGAAGAGGCTGAGATAGCCCGTCAGCAAAACCAAATAATTTTGCTTGAAGCAATTCAAGCGATTAAGCCAAAAAAGAGCAAGATTTAGGGGAAGATGTACCTATGCTAAATCAGACACAGTTTGGAACCCCTGCAGGTGCAGGAGTCTCCCTTTCTCCTGTTACTGACAAAATTAACGATTTTTTTCAAGACCGTAAAAATCGTATGGAACGTTCAGAAGGAATGGCAGCACAACACGCTTTAACTTCAATCCGTGACAGTCGTCGTTTTGAACACGAGTCTTCTATGGAAGGTTCTCGTCAGGCTCACGAGTCTGCTCTGCAAAGTTCTCGTCAATCTCACGAAGAAGGCTTGGCTACACGACAACTAGCAGCAAAAATTTATGAAGGACAAGAATCACGTAAACACGAAAGCAGAATGGCTCGTTCAACTCAACGACACGAAGCCTCTGAAAGTTCAGCATCACGTGCACATGAACTTGCACGAATGGGTGCAGCATTTGAAGGAATTAAAGGTTTAGGAAAATCTGGTCGTACTGCAGAATTTCAAGTAGGAGATGTAAAAGCAAAGTTCAATCCAAAAGAACCACGTCAACCACGTGCAACAACTGCTGCAGCACCAACACGTAATCCAGAACAACCAACAGTTGTTCCACCGTCGTCTGGTTTTGTACCAAAGGTTCGTCAAAATTCAACAACTGGAAAAATTGAAAGAATTCCTGTTGGAGAACAAGCACCCGTATCAACCCCTGCTGCTAAAAAGACAACACCAAAAGCAGCACGTCGTCCAAGGAGCAAGTAATGGCAGATAAGAAAAAAGCACTTACACCAAAGCAAATGAAGATTGCATCAATCGCAGGTCATAAAGGTAAAATTGACTCCGCAGATTTTAAAGCACTTCGCAAGGGTAAGAAGAAATCACGTGGCAAGTAAAAAAACAGCCAACAAAACGGCTGCTTGGACCCGTAAAGAAGGTAAGAATTCTAAAGGCGGGTTAAACGAAAAGGGACGTAAATCTTACGAACGTGAGAACCCTGGTTCAGATTTAAAGCCACCTGTTTCAAGAGAAAGAGCAGCACGTTCTCCTAAAGACGCATCACGTCGCAAATCATTCTGTGCAAGAATGGGCGGTATGCCAGGACCAATGGAAAAGAATGGAAAACCAACACGTAAAGCGTTAGCATTACGTAAATGGGATTGCTAAGGAGAACTACATGAAATGTGCAAATTGCAGTAATCAGGCTGCCTACGTTTATGAACCAACGGCAGGGCATGTAATTCCCTATTGCATTGCAGACATTCCTTCCTTTTTAAAACCACAATTAAAAGCAGGGTATTTGAAAAAAGCCGAAGGTTTTGACGATTTTCTAACAGAAGCCATTAATACCGTAACCGAATCCGTAGTAGAAACCGAACCTGTTGTAGAACCTGTTATTGAGGAAGAGCCAGAAAAAAAGGCTCCAGTTAAGAAAACAAGTAAAAAAGCATCAGCCGTTCATGCTGATGCAGAATGAAACTTATAAGAAAATTTGCTATACAGGGACACCAAGTTCCTGAAAGTGCTCATAGACCTGTAGGACCCTTTCCACCAGAGGTTTTGGAAAAACCGATGATGGAAGTCAGTAACGAACATTCGGACTCCTTACACGAAGCACTCGATACTGTCCGTCTATTTAGATGTCGCGACTGTGACGAGGTGTTGAACAGGGAGCAACTTAACAACCACACATGTGAGGAAGAAGAAATATGGCAGTAAACAACAACGGTAACCTTTTGGATACCGCAGGTGAAGTAGCAATTGACTTTGTATGGGGCAACATGCCTATGCAGCCAAACGATGCTCGCCCAAACACAACAGCAGGTCGTCTAGACCCAGCACTTGATAACCACATCATCGCTCTTTCAGGATGGGGCGGATACCCACAATTCACAGCAAACTCTGCTGGTGAAGATGTAGCGGGAGCAACTGACTACGTACTAGTACCTTCTGTACTTGGACTTACAACTGCACTTGCAACTGACGCAATGAAGGACGCATCACTCGTTCCTACAACTGCAACAGCAGCAACAAACGCAGCAGGAAGCATTACAGATATTGACCGTACTGCTGGTTCAACAACTGTAGAACTTACAGGCGTTGGCTTTACAGCAGCGTACCCAGTTGGTACAAAGATTACAGTTGCCTCAACAGGAACTGTTGACGGTACATGGACTGTAACTGGTAACACAAGCACCAACAAGATTCGCTTTACTTCAGATGCAAGCACAGTTCTTACATCAGGTACAGGCTCAATCGTCGGTGTTGCTGGAACAATCAAGACTCAATCTGTTGCAGCAGGTGCAAACAACACAGCACCAGGTGCAGCAGTAACAATTACTCCTTGGGCAGCAGCCTCCTAATTAAGGATTAATTAATGGCAAGGGCAGCAAACTCTGGTAGCGGAGGACGCAGAACAGCACGTTCTGTAGGTCCATCTGCAGAAGAGTTGTCTGCAATGCTTGACCCAACTCGTGAGTACTATGGTATTAGCGAGAAGGAAACTCGTGCTGTGTCACGGCTACTGGGAGATGTTAGAGGAAAACGGATTAATCCGTTCCAAAGCCTTCCAGTAGCCGTTGGCACAGACTTTTATGATGCGTTAGCCATCTTTGAAGATGATGATGAGTACGAGGATTTAGAGGACGACGTAACGGCGGGAACGTACTACGACCCTTATTACTACCCAAATTATGCTGATGAAGACCGTGATGGTTACGATGCTCCAGCCCCTATTTCAGTATTACCAACTTCTACAACCAATTATCAAAGACCACGCACAGTTGCTGCTGGTTATGACAAAGACCGTCAGACTTTAACCGTTGTTTTTAGAGACGGATTGTTTTACAACTATTACGAAGTTAGTCCTTCAGAGTGGACTCGGTTTAAGTCGGTAACTTCTAAAGGCCGATTTATTATTCAGTATTTAGATTCAAAACCAAGAGGCTACGCCGATATGGGTAAGATGCCTTACTATGCTCGTGAAACCCTCTATCGCATTGTCCGTACAAATCAGATATTCTTTAAGGGTCATCAAGGACTTATTCCTGATGAAAAGTACACAGGTAAACGTAAACCCGCCACAAAAGCAAGCAAACCTAAAACAACTGCATTAAAGTCAAGCAAGGGTAATAAAAAGAAACGGTAACTCATGCCAAAGGTACACAAACTCGGACCACACGTCTTTGCACAAATAATCTATCAACCACTTCAATGGGGTAACAAGATAAAAGTAAAGGGTTGGACTCAAGAAATTGAGCATCCCTATAGATTTGCTTCCCCTTTAATGGTTAGACTTCCCTTTAAATACGTTCTAGTATTAGGTAAGTGGCAAGGAACTAAAGAAGAAGAAGACGCATTAAATTCGGCACTATTACGGAGAGATGTAACTTATGATGATTTTACGGAAGAAGCAGGATGGCTACCACCCCCAGACGAAGATTCAGAAAAGGATACATAAACTACCTACTTCAGAGTTAGTTTCTTGGTCTGAAAACGCTCTGTTTGTAATTGGGCGAGATTTAACTTCTTGGCTAAAAACCAACGATAAGGCTTTTTTAACTGAAGCAGAGTTAGGTGCAGAAGCACTTTACGAAATAGTTCAAGAACTTAAGCGTCGCTCTTAGGGTTATGTTATGCTTATGTTGTCTCCCTCTCTCAGACGCGGGCAGCCCACCATTGGTGGGCTTTCCTGTTTAAGGCACTATGAAACCTATTGATTTTGATGATGAACAGTTCGAGGAAATTACTCCCGAACTGTATGCTTCAGACGACGAAGAAACAGAACTTCCTCCTGAAGAAGATGAGTTAGATGAACTATCGCAACAGTTTGTTGAAAAACTGATTGATAAAATTCTTGACTTTTTAAAAGTGTTAGTTGGACATGACTTACACCCATATCAAAAACCTTTAGCACGTCGAATTATTGAGTCTGTAATAATTAATGACGGTGAAGAAATAACTGCACTTGCTGCACGTCAGTCAGGTAAATCAGAAACTGTTGCAGACACTGTTGCAACATTAATGATTCTTTTACCTCGTCTTGCAAAACTGTATCCAGACTTACTTGGTAAGTTTAAAGATGGGTTATGGGTTGGATTGTTTGCTCCAACTGAAGGACAGGCAGAAACTTTATTTGGAAGAACAGTTACTCGTTTAACTTCTGAACGTGCTTTAGAAGTTTTAGGTGACCCTGAAATTGATGACTCCGCTGCACGTATTGGCGGTGTTACACGAATGATTAAATTAAAGAAATCAGGCTCAACCATTACAATGATGACTGCTAACCCACGTGCAAAGATTGAATCTAAATCTTTCCATTTAGTTGTTATTGACGAGTGTCAGGAGGCAGATGACTTTGTTGTATCAAAATCTATTAGCCCTATGCTTGCTTACTATGCAGGAACTATGGTTAAAACAGGCACTCCAACTACAAGTAAAAACAATTTTTACAGAGCCATTCAATTAAACAAACGTAGACAAACTACTAGAGGTTCACGACAGAACCATTACCAGTGGGATTATCGAGAAGTCTCTAAGTACAACGAAAATTATCAAAAGTTCATTAAAAAAGAAATGCTTCGTATTGGCGAAGATTCTGATGAATTCCAAATGTCATATTGTTGTAAATGGCTTTTAGAGCGAGGAATGTTTGTTACATCTGGAGTAATGGATGAACTTGGCGATACTTCTCAAGAGATTGTAAAGGTTTGGCACAAAACTCCTGTAGTTGTAGGAATTGACCCTGCTCGTAAA